TATTTGAATAGTTTTGTCCTACATCACTTAATGACCATTCTGCATACCACTCAACACCAAGAGAATACACAACAACATCAGCTTTTAAACCTGAACCATCATCTCCAGAAAGTGTTTGAACATTTACTTCTCCGTTAAAAGAAGGAGTTGCTGTTAATGCTGTCTGCTCATCTTTTGTAACTCCATAAATAGGATTTCCACTACTTGTATTTAATTGATGAGTACCTAGTGTAAATTTTCCACCTCTACCATCTAGTGTGGTGTAGTGAAATTCAACAGGGCTAGTATCCCCTGGTGCTTTTATTTGCTGATTAGCCCATGCAGGGCCATCAAGACCTTGAATATTTGGAGTTACGTCAGCTTGATTAATGTATAAGGAATACTGGGTGAAACCAGCACTAGGGTAATTTTGCCAACCAACAATAATTGTTCCATGAGCACCAGAGCCATTTACATATCCACCGTAATTAGGAGGATAAAAAAGCTTATTGGTAAATATTCTTACAACTGGTCTTGATATGGGTAAATTGCTTATTGAATAATCATCTCTACTTCCATCGTGAGTTGTTTGAAAACCAGTAACTTGATTATAAGCGTTTGCTACTTTTACTTTATTTGGTGAACCTAAATTCCATTCGATATTGCTTAGTTTTTGTTTAGTCAGCACATAGTTTTTATCTCCTGCGAATTGAACAACAAAATCTTCTCCATTTACAGTACAAGTGAATTTATCTATAGATCCTGCTGTCCTTGCACCATTGGAATTTAAAACAATAGCGTTAACAGGATTGTGTCTTTGTCTTGCTTCATAAGCTTCTACTTCTTTAACAACAGCAGCACCAGGCCAAGGGAAAAATCTATATTCGTATTGATCTAAAGTTGGTTGATCTATTCTTATATAGTTATATTGAAATTCTGGAGTATTACCTCTTACACAAAACAAACCAGTATGAACATTAGTATTTGTACTAGGTTTCAACCAGTTCCAAGTATCTTGCCCTACCTTTCTAACTTGTAATTTAAAGAAACTATATCTAGTAATAAATTTATTTATATTACCTAATGTAAGTGAAGAATTATGATCATAAATTTCATAAATTTTTTCTTCTGTAGGTTTACTATTTACATTTGCAAATTGAATCTCTTTAAATACTTTTGACTTAATTCCTATCTCAGTAATATGACATTTTCTGTTATTAGAAATAGTTCCTAAAGTAGCTTTCTGAAGTGCATACCGACTATTTGGATTAAATATGTCATTGAAATTTTGTTCATAATAAAAATGGTCGTCTGTATCTAATCTTCCAGGTCGTACTGTAAAAAAGTCTCCATTTGTATCCCAATAAGGGTTTCCGCAATGTGGTCCTAATCCACCATTAGGATCATCAATAGATTCATATCTTCCAGTTTCTATTACTTTAAAACTAGCTGATCTAATTTTTGTTCCATCCCACGGTCTTCCATTGACAGGCAAATTATCTTCCAATATTTGCGTACAAGTTAATAAAGTTGAGCCAGCCATATATTGCTCACCTATTGCAAGATATGAATCAGTAGCCTCTCTAACTGTTTTGGTTGCAGAGTTAATATCTTCAACTCCATGCGGGTCCATTGTTAGTCTTACATCACTACTGTCTTGCTGATACCCAATACCTTCATATAAACCAAGTCTTCCACTGCCTACTATTTGGTATGTCAAGAAACCTCCAAGGGTTGCATCACTATTACCTGCTTGCTGAGAACTATTTCCAGAGTTAACAAAACCTGCTCTCATAGGCCACGCACCAAGGAGTTTCCTTCTCTTTTTGTACGTTATTCTTCCTGCTGGTCTGTACTCATCTGTGTCTGTATTGCTAGGGGTTCTAACTAATTGATAGGGCAATTTATAAGCAGTAGCATTAGGCATTGGATTGCTTAATCCAAATGTTGCCTGTGTTGTTGGGTTTCTTGTTCCAGAGAAATGTCTTTTATCATCAACTCTAAAAATATTTCTATCTGCTCCTGTAAATATTCCACCATCAATCAAGAAAGGAATGTTCCCATTAGTGTCCTTGTAAATCTTTTCTGCGTGATAGTTTTCTAGCAATAAATCACCAATGGCATAACCTTTTAACTCTGGTTTTCTAGCTATTTCACCTAAAGAAAATAAGGCAAGTATTTTCAACTGTTGGTAGCTGCCCAAGCTAACCATTTGTGACCAAAGAAGTTGTGAATTAACACGAATACCTCCGTAAACAATTCCATTTATTAGTTGGCGATTAGTAAAAACAAGAGGTATTAAATCTCCTAAGTTTGCTAAATCTTGAACACTATTAAAACTAAATTGCGGTGCAAACTTCTTAGTACCACCTATATCTGCTGTTCTTTCTTGTGTACCTTGCCTCATGCTTGGAGGCTTTGGTGCTAATAAGACACTGGCAGCAGTTAAGGCAACACCAACAGCAACTTGACCAAGAAAAGTTAAGGTTGTTGCACCTCCAACTGTTTGATAAAGAGCAAGAGCACCTGCTCCAGGTCCAGCAAAAATACCAGGAACTAAACCATACGCTTCAGGTTGTTCCTTTACTTTTGTAGCTACACCTTCTAAGAATTGAAAATATTCTTCTTCTGTTATTCCGAGGGTATTACAGAGATCGGCTTCCGTTGGAAGTAGCACCCTGCGAGTGAAAGGGCTTCTAGCGGCAACCATTTCACCACCGACTTTCCTAATGTTTTTTGGTAACTCAGCCATCCTTCCTCATAAAACGCAGCCATATACAAAGCATCATCTGATTTGCAAAGACCAATTGTTCCTAGTTTAGGGGGTGATTCAACTCCCCACCTATTTAATTCTTCAAAAAAGATACTATAGTCTTTTCTCTTTAATCTTCGATACCAATCACGCTCTCCTTTAGGGACAGTAAAACCATAGTGACCTAATACTGTACGAACCAAAGAAAGGCAGTCTCCAGTGCCATGTTTTACAGGATCAGACCCTAAACGATACTCAAGACCTATTAACTCGTAAGGCTTCAAAGATTTTGCAGTGAACCAGTTAAAGGAAGATGAGAACACCTTGCCTTTGTCAAAGTTTGCTGTGGAGCGTTTGCACCAACAGCGTCTATGGCACTAGATAAAATCAACTCTATTGATTCAGAGTCATAACGCATACCAGCAGCTAACCAGAGTTCACCACTTATCTTCCCTTCATTAGCAGCAGACGTATCTTTATTAAAATCTGTTGTCATTAAAAATGTTTCTACTTCTATTGAATACTTATTGTCTACAAATTCTTTTACATGGTTCATGCTTAATGAGTTATTAGCAAGAACAAGAGAAGCTTCCAAGTTATCCCCTGATCTATTCATTGCTGCTCCTTGATAAAGAAAAGACAAATAGTTATGACCAGCTACAGCCGTATGCTTTCCATTCTGGAATTTAAGTTCTGAACCATCTGTTTTATAAACAGTAAGGAAAGCAGTTAAAGCAACAACTGACATTACATTCCTAACCTCGATCTAGCTCCTCTACTATTTCGCAAAGTGGACATTGTTCTAGATTCTCCTGCTGCCGCACCCTTAGATGCTGCTGAATTAATAATTTGTCCTACAGCAGACTTAGGAACAAACTCTTCAGAGTTGAAGTTCAATATAGGCCCAGAGTAATTAACAGTAGTAGAACCTCCTGCACCTCCACCGACATGAGACGAACCAGTGCCAGGAATTACAGCTTCACCTCTAGCACCTGCTGAATAGCGTTGCATACTTGAAGCCATCTTTGATGCAGGAATAATGTATTCGTCTTCTCCAGCTTCTCCTACAAGCCCCAGAGTTGGTCTTGTAACCATTCCACCAGTAGAAAATGATTTTGCTGGAAAAGTATTTCCATATTTCAAATTATCTGCGGCAACCATCGCACCAGTTCCACCTGAAGCTACTCCCCCAGATCCAAACGAAAAAGCACTCATTATTGCTTTTTGAAGCATCATGCTTGCTATTTGTTTAGCTATACTCGCTAATGATTCACCCAATGATTTAGTACCGTCTATTAATCCTTGAATTGCATTAGCTAACCCTGTAGCAATTGTTTGTTTTATATTTTCATACATTTCTCTTGTCTTCTCTGCTGCTTCAAAAGACTCTTCTGCTTTAGCTAATGCAGTTACGGCAACTCGAACTTCATCTTCCTTCAACTTAGGATTTTCTTTTAAAATATCGTTTATCTTCTTCTCAATAGTCGCTTGTTTTTCTCCTAATCGTATTTTTTCATTCATAAATTTAGTTTCTTCTTCTAGCTCCATTAATTTTGCCTTACCTGCTGTTAATAAAGGATCATTACCCTTATTAATCTCTTTTTGAATTTCAACCATTTTATTTAAAGCATCCATAGCTTTAGCTGGATCTCCTCCAAATATTCTTCCTTTATTAAATTTTTCAAATTCAGCTTGTGCGTCTGTCAATCTTGGATCAGTAGAAACTTTTGCTTGTCTAATTAAATTTGCTCTTTCTAATTGCCCTGTAATACCTCTTCCAATACCTGTACTGTTAATAAAATTAGCAAAAGCAGATTTCATTTGCGTCATTGCTTTAGCAAATTCACTAGCAAGTTTCGTTGTCTGATTCCCAAATTCAGACAAAGCTTTTACACCTTTAGATCCAACAAGGCTAATCATTCTTTCTCTTACAGCTTCAAAAGCGGCTTCTTTACCTTTTACTTGTTCAAGAATAGATATGTGTTGTCCATAAGCTGTGTCTGTTTCTCCCAGAGCCGATACTAAAGCTGTGATATTTGGCTTAACGGAACTAAAGGCTTGCCCTAGTTCAGAGATACTTTTAACAAACCTATCTACAACAGAACCTACACTTGTACCTACCAAAGAAAGAGCAAAACCAAATTGACCCCCCATCATTCCACCGCCAAAACCACCTGCTGCACCACCAACAGAAGCACCTAAACCTTGTCCAAATAAAAGAGGAAATGCACCACCAATAAGTCCACTGCCCACAGCCCCTTTAAACTTTTGTCCTCTAGCTCTTCTTTCAGCTAACTTAGTAAGCTTTATTTCTGTCAAAAGTTCTTGATTAGCCATTTCCATATTCTGTCTTCTCTGAATACCAGATAATTTTCCTGCTTCTCTTCTTTTTATTTCTTCTGCCACAATATTTTTAGTTGCTTCTACCTCTGCTTGCCTAGCTGCTTTTTCAGCATTTGCTTGAGCAGCTAAAGCTTGTACCTCTGATTGAAATTGTTGTTTGTTTTTAGCTCTTAACTCTGCCTTTTTTGCTAATTCACTTGTAGCTTTTCTCTCTAATTCTAATAAAGATTTCTGTAAGGAATCTTGTTCTCCCAGTATCGTCTTTATCCTCTGTTCTACATTTACTCTTTGTCCTACCAAAGTACCTGTACCGTCTTTAGCAATAGAAGAAGTTTGTCCTGCTAAAAGTCTTGGCCCTGCTGGTTGACTGTATTGAGAGGGGTTTACTCCTCTAATACTGTTTAGTAGTCTTGATCTTTGCTCTAGTTCCCTGTTTACTGCTTTCTCTGCTGCTACTAAGTTTCTAGCTGCGTTTGTAGCAGCTCTAGTACCTAATACACTTTCATTAAAATTATACGCAGCCTCAGTTAAAGCCTTATTTAAATTATTTAAAGAAGGAACAACATTAGATTTTGTTACCTCTGCCCACTTAACTAATTTGGCATGAGTCTTATCAATCTGATTTGCACTAGCTTCTAGTCTTTTAGTAAGAAGATCTAACTGCTTAGTGCCTTTTACAGCAATATTTATATCGGCTGTATAGGCCACGATGGTTTAAGCCACGCACTACGCAACAGTCTAGCGGAGTCTCTTCGCTCTATCTATTTCTTTCTGCTGGTCTTCGTTTAAAACTTGAAAATAAGAACTCCACCCAAGTATTTCTTCTAGCGTCATTTGTCTGACTTCTGCAAGAGACTTCCCTAACTCTTTAGCGATGCCAAATTGAAGCATCAACAAGTTATCTTTACGAAGCTCTGCACTTAGGATTTTGGGTCAATAGGCTCTTCATCATCACTAATAACCGCAAGCATTAGTTTTTGTAAATCTGCATCTCTCACTTCATTCTTTAGTACATCTATTTCGCCTAGAGCAAATAAACGCTGCCCATTTTCATCCTGAGCTTTTGTCATTAATAGACGTAATGCAAATTCATTAGCATCATCTCCTTTTGCCCCTTTTTGTGCTCTTTCTCTTTCTGCCATTGTCAAAGGAGACACCCACATTTCAAATAACGTGCCATCGGATAATTCTATTTCTTTCCTCGATGCTTCTAAGTTTGCTGCTTTTTTTAAACGGTCTATTGCTCGCATAGATGTCCTTGACGGTTTTGAGCTAGATGCCATAACAATGTTTTATGTGCCATTACTATAGCTCAATAGTCAATAAAAAACCCTGCGGGAAGCAGGGTTAGTGGAACATTCCGATTCCGTTACTATTATGAACGACTAAAATCGAAAGTAGGAACTCCAGCAGGACGGAAGTTGACTGTTACCGATTGTGCGTCATCAGGAGTAACACCTAAAGAAGCAGAAGTTAATGTCGCATCAAAACTAATAAAACGGCTAAGAGTGTCACTTACATTTCCACCGCTATAAACACGATCAATGTAAAGCTTAAACCCAGCTCCTACTTGCTGACGCTGAAGAACATCTTCAATCATGCGGTTAGAAAGAGAAGCATCTTCATTTGTCATGTAAGCAGTTGCACTACCTGAACCATCACCAAATCCAGCAATGTACTTTCTAAATGGAACATACTGACC